ACACAACCTTTTGGTGTATTGATTCATGGTACATCAAGTGTTGCGAAATCAACATTTTCAAAAATGTTATATTACTATTATGGTAGATTACATGGTTTGGAATGTGATGATCATTATAGGTATGTTCGTAATCCCGCAGATGAATACTGGAGCAATTTCGACTCTAGTAAATGGTGCATACAAATGGATGACATTGCTTTTCTCTTGCCTAATAAAGCAAGTGATGCAGATCCTACTTTGATGGAGATGTTAAATGTCATTAATAATGTACCTTATGTACCTCCACAAGCTGCGTTGGAGGATAAAGGCAAGACACCTGTTCTTGCCAAAGTCGTTATAGCGACAACAAATGCATCAGATTTGAATGCTCATGAGTATTTTTGGTGTCCATTAGCTGTACGACGAAGATTACCTTTTGTTGTACATGTGGAACCAAAGAAAGAATACATCCATGAAAATGGACGTTTCATAAATCCTTCAAGTTTACCACCAATTGATGGTGCTTTTCCAGATTTTTGGCGTATAACTGTACAAAAAGTTGTACCATTATTTGATGGTCAACGTGACCGAGCAGTTTTGGAAACCGTTAAAATATTTGAAAATTCAGCTGAATTTCTGAAATTTTATGGTGAGGCTAGTCGCGCACATGAGAATGTTCAGGCTAAAAGTATGCATTGTGATGAAGGTATGTCTAATTTGCAAGTGTGTCCTTTATGTTTGTTAGTTTCGCGCGATTGTGAATGTGCGGTGCAGGCAGCATACAATGCAACTTGGGGTGAATATTTTCTAAATATTTTTTATGAATCTTTTGTGAGTATTTGTATGGGTTTCTTAACATTTAAATATGTTATAAATTTCCATATGTATGTAGCTCGCTTTAGACTTTTTCGCAAATTTTTAGTGCAACATGTGTGGCGATACTATCCGCAAGATATTCAAATGAGACTTTTGGGTCATATGAATGATTTGCGAGTGGATAATCACAAATGGAGAGCACTATTGATTTGCTTAGGTATGTTTGCTAGTGGGGCTGCTGTTTATTTTGCTTCCAATTTTCGTAAGAAAGATGAAGATGAAAAAATTGTATCTCCCACCGAAATACAAGGTAATATTCACGGCACTACTGAGGGTGATATTCCACAAGAAGAAAGTCAAAATGTTTGGTATAATCCAACATTAGAACTTAC